AGTGTGCCGATGTCGGTGGGATGTTGAAATACTTCGCCATTGATCGTGCAGTGGTATACCCCTCATCGAAGTATGCCTTGGCAACTGTTATCTTCACATTGTCGGTGAGTGAATCTCGGTAGATGTCCACGCATGACTTCCATCCATGGTATTCTTTCTCGATTTCAATCTTCTCATTGAGGTCAGTATCATCCACCATCAGGTCAGGAACTATGATTTCACTTGCAATGAGTCGCTCTTGTCGATTGGTGTCCAGGTTCTGCCACATCACTTGTCTCTTGATTGAGTTCATCATGAGTCCCTTGACGTCAGGGTCGGGTCCTGGGTCCTCGATTGATGTGCAGTGAAGGTATGCGTTGTTGATGACGACATCAGGATTGAGCCTTGGATTGTACTTTGAACAAAAAAACCGAGCGTATCGAAATAGCTCGGCATAATGCCTGGTGATATATCGGTCAAGCGATGCTTTCATACCAATTGATGAAGTCCTTGTACCATATTTTGCGCCTCACCATTGAGCAGAAGCACTCTCGGTCAGGCTTTCCCTCGACTCGCTCCTTGATTTTCTTGAGTGGTATGAGTGATTTCTTGCTGAAGCGGTGCGCATCATCCATTGCAATCACTGTTGCGATGTATTCTAGTTCGGTTTGTGTTAGTCCTGTGTCCATTGAGTAATCAGATAAGCCACCATTGAGACGAGTGCTGCATGACCTATGTTGCCTGTGATGACTAAAGTAGTCCAAAATGAGGTACACTTCCAGCATCCGAATGATGCGTGAACGTACTGCATGAATTTTGCCTCAAATCTCATGAAGATTGAGTCAATCACCCAGTGCAGTGGCTCGAATTTAGCGATGAGCCACCCTATGGCAAGACATATCAGAAGTGTTTCCATAGTTCAAAGATAGCGTAAATTGTTATATAGATACACACCATGCTAATCAGCGCAATGGTTGCGACTGCTGCACAGTATTCGTTGCGCTCGTTTTGTTTGTAGCTCATATGTCAAATGTTAGGTCGTTATCAATCATTGTTTCTCGCAGCATCTCTCGGCATTTGTTATATGCTTCAATCTCCAAATCATGAGCTTGTCGGTTTCCGATATACCCATGCTTCACGATGCTTCTGATTTCTTGGTCCAACTGCCACATCGCATGACTCCAGTTGCCAGCTCTGAGCGCTTGGATTGCGTCTTGCTCGTTGTCGTATTCGATTGTGATTTTCATATTTCTTGTTTTAACTTCTCAATGTACAGCGTTGCATCCATCAGTTCCTCCTGGAGATGATTCAACCAATCAAGGAAACTGAGGTCATCACGATCTAATGTGCGACCATATTTCTTGACGCCTCGCTCACTGCGCTCATAATACTTTGCAAGTACTTTGAGAAGTATTGGGTCTTGGATTTGTTGATTCATTAGTTCAGGCTTGAATATTGTTCGTAAAATTCCTCAGCAGTCACCTCAGAGATATGTACCTCATCGGAAAATGTTAGCACAATGCAAGTGTTGACGTTTGGCATCATGTTGAATAGGTCGTGAACTCTTGCAACCAACTTGTCGAGGTTGTCATTGTGGGTGCCAATATAGGCGATGAAGTACTTTGGTTTCATTCCTTTAGGATTTCATAAGGTATTTAAATGCTTGAATGTAGAACTCCTCACCGACTGAATCACCTTTCATGAATCGATATAGCATCGAGTAGTTCACTCCCATATCCTCAGCCATGTGAGTCATCTTGTATCTCCTGACGAGCAGGGACTCCAACTCTTTGCGGATGAAGTCCCTGATATTTTCGCCATCAGAAAGGTAGATTGTCATCGATTTCATCGGTAACTGGTTTGAGTCCTGACTTTGCTTCGATTCGGATATCCCATGCGTTCAGTGACACATAGTACTTCCCATTGTATTCGCGACCTCTGAGGTCAAACTTCACCTCACATTCCTGACCTGGCTTCGCACCATCCAAGAACTTCACTCGCTCATTGACTGCTTGGAACTGTACCAACTGAGGATACTTGTCTCCGATACTGAGAACGAACTCTCTGAGGTTCATCTTGTCGCTCACTTGTCGTGCTTCACCGATGTGGTGGATTGTGCCTTTTGCTTTTAGCTCTTCCATTTGTTATTTGGTTTACTTGTTTAAAATTTATCGAATGATATTTGCTCTAAAAACCATTGATGATTTTCAAAGAATTTGTATTTTTTGGGGTCTATATCAATAATCTCAGATTCAAAATGTTCAAATTCATATTCACCCCATCCAAGTTCTATCCTTGTGGCAACTATTGGAGTTCTTAAAATGGTGCTATTTGTTATGTACATTTTTTCATTATGAATAAAATACAATCCTTGACCTGGCTTTATTATTCTATTTCCTTTTAATTGATTGCATTTTCTACATGATGTAATAAGATTTGAAATATGATTGCTTCCACCTTTTGAGATAGGGTGAATGTGATCGCACTCAAGTTCTGCTTCTGACCCATTTACTCCGCAATATTGACAGGTAAATTTATCTCTTTTATAGACCCTCATTATAATTGCTGAACTTGGTCTTTCTTTAGCCTGTGTCATTTATTTACTAATTGATTATAATACTCATCATAGTACTCAGATGCTTGTTTCAATCGCTCAATCATCTGAATCTCTTTATCCTCATCTCGGTCCCACCATAGGACAGTGATTCTCTTCTCCGGGTCAATGTGGTCGACTCGGTGCAGTTGTAGGTTCTCCCATTCATTGAGGTACTCATCCCAAGTGGTCACCATGCAGTAAACCAATTCAGACATTCCACGATCATACAACATCATGTATGCTCTAAGCTGCCACTCATAGTCAGATTTGTATCCTTCCTCAGGTGTAGCTGGGAACGTATCCAATGACCACGATGTTTTGATATCAATGATTTTGTTGTCGAGTACGATATCAGCTGTGCCGATGAGATAGTCATTCTCGACTGTTATCTCATTTTTTCGGTAGTCAGTGAAGCGCACTGAGTTGAGTAGGGAGATAGATTCAAGCTCTTGCTCCCTACCTTTATTGATATACTTGTTGTTGAGTTCAGTAGTGTAGTTGTAGAAGTCCTCCTTTGCACACTGTCTGATGTAGCTCTTGGCTGTCTCACCCATTTCTGACTTCCCTCTTCCGTTGGTCATCAGCTTCCCGATTTGCGATGGATGCCATTTCATAAGTTCAATGCTTTGAGTTGAACTTCAGTGAGTGCATAGTTGGCAACCAACTGCTCAGCTGTGTACTTGCCATTGGCGATTGATTCGAGTGCGCTTTGAAAGCGTTCATTGCTTAGCTTAGGCTTTGATGTAGCTGCATGAGTTGCTGTATTGCCATCATCATCAACTGCTTGAAGGCTGAGAAGTGATTGAATGGTTCCTCGTCTGAAGTAGGTAACTGCCGCCAATGCTTTCTGAGGGTCAACGATTGGTGGCAAACTCATGAATGACTCGATGTGTTCACCTGTCTCGATGTCGATGATACGAGTGACCACATCATTGCCAACCACAGGCTGCAACAATAGCAGTCCATGCTCGTGGAGGATTGGTTCCACCGTATCAAGCAGAGCATTGATATCAGCATAGCTCTTTTTAAAGTGTGGATTCGTTGCATTCTTGGACACCTTGCCAATTTGCTGTTTGGCAGCGTGTATCTTCTGCCAAATGTTGAGGGTTGGCATCTCTGCACCCTCTGCTTTTTTCCTTGTTGTTGTCATAATTGTTAGAATTTATTGTAAAAATACAAAACTATTTGATTGCTTGTGTAAATTCATCATAAAATTTCAGCATATCTGCAAAAGTTTTTACGATGATGTATGTTCCTCCAGCTTCCTCAATGGCTTTTTGGTATTCCTTTTGTGCGTGAGATTGTCTATCCTTGCCATACTTGACCTCAATCTTCACACTTCTGCCCTTGATCGTGGCTGAGATATCTGCTGAGCCTGGAGTTCCGGTTCCCTTGGTCCACTGACCACCAATGGCAACACCATCAGTGCGGTATTTTTTGCGATACACACCCATTGTATTGATTCGCTCTGCTTGGCATCCATTGAACTGGAGGAATGCAATCACCGACTTGGTGAGTTCATTCGCTGAGTTATCGTTCCAATGAGTGAGTGCAATCATCTCAGGCTTCATGTTTGGATATTTAGCCATTTTGTGCTTGAGTTGTAGGTCTTTGAGGATTTGTCGTTCTTGTCGTGTCATAGGTTATTTATTTACTTGTTCAATATACCACCATTGTGGTTCGATTTCAGTATTCAATCGGTCATCATCTTCATCAATTTCATCACTCCAAACTATTTTTGTAAGCAAGTATTTTGTGACTTTACCATTTTCAATCTCGGTGGCGATGCCTTCAAAGTAGCAATCACCATCTTCAATGTCTCGTATTGTATCTCCTATTTTCATAACTGCTTAGCTTTATCATTTAACTCATCCCACACATCACCATCAGTCTGTGGGGTTGACTGTTCTCCTTCTAATTCGAAGTATCTTCCGTTGTGGTTCCTTCCCTTGGTCATCTTGTATCCTTTAAAATCAGCATATGCCTGAACCCATTTGAGGAATCTGCGTGGCTCCAGGTCCTTGAATCCTGAGAACTCTTCAGTGAACTCTTGCATTTTGCTCTTGTTGTAGTGGTAGACCGATGTCTGAAGATTGCCTTCCTCAACCCAATCAAAGAAGTCCTTGCAAGTCGCTTGGATGAATCGCTTGGCATCTGCGTTGATACTGATTGATTTCACGAGTCCGAATTGTAGGTAATTCTGAAGGCATCCAATCATGTAGTTGTCGAATCTGAGCCAATCATTCTCATCCCATGAGTCGAACAGCAATCGACCATATTCATCGAGTGGACTGCGCTTGGCATGGAAGTACTGAAAGAACTCCAATTCATGTCTTCTGCGATCGTGAGACGACCCAGCACCACTGATGACATAGTTGGTTGTGATGACAATCTTTGGTGAGCGGTCAAATGGAATGAAGATTTCATCCTTATTCTTGCGGTTCACAGTGATTCCCTCAGTGATGAGGCTGAACAACTGCTCGAAATCAAAGTTTCTGCGTACATCATCGAATGCAAGTATCTGAGTATCGAGATTCACTCGCTGATACACAAAGTCCGACTTGCTTGGGTTGAAGCTCTTGCCATCTATCTTGACAATTTTGCGTAGATTACCGATGGCAGTCAACATCAGTGACTTCCCTGAGCCTCCATTCGGATTGTCATCAATCTCTTGGTCATTGAAAATGATGGCTTTTTGGTCAGTTTTATCCTTGTAGGTATGGATTAGGTAGCCAAGTGTGGTTTCAAGTGCTGAGATGCGCTGAGAATCATCCGCTGATACCTTGCTCACAAAGTTTTGGAAGTCATTTGTTGGGTCTTCCATCAACTTGAAGTCACGTTGAATGATTTGATTCTCCCAAATGTAGCCATCTACATCGATATAGGACATCAATTCGACTGCATCCTTGGTCACCTTAGCCACTCCATTCTTGTATGGAATGAATGAGGCATCCTTTGTATCCTGGAGCATGAGGATATTGATGCTGTCAATCATGTTCAGGAAGGATTCAGTAAACAAAAACGTTGACTTTGAGCAATAGTTCCACACATCGAGTTCTTGCTTGTCCATCAGATAGCTAAGCACAAAGTCCTTAATCTGCTCAGTGCTGGAGATTCTGACCTTGTTCTCAATCACCCGGACAAAGGTTGGCTTCTCTGCATTCTCGGGATAGTACTTATTGAATCCGTTCTTGACCAGGAACTCAGAGTATTTGAGTGGCTCGATGCTCACTGCACCCTTGTCATTCTTGGACCAAAAAATGTCATCACCTGTCTTGATTTCTTTCTTGACATCCTCAACCACATCACTTCTGACATTGAGTTGTTTCTTGATGTCCTCCTCAGGGATGCCACTCTTTAGCTTCTGCTTGATTTTCTGAAAGGTCTCCTTGTCTTCAAAGTACTTCATGCCAAATGTGGCTTTCTTGTATGCACTTCTGATGGTGGTGACCATCTCTTGCTCTGAGAATGATGAGCCTTGGCAGTACTTGGTCCAAATGTATTGCTCTGCTGTATCCTTGTGGATGCCATACTCGCATAGTACAGCTGCCAATTTGAACACAAACTCATTGCGACTTCCTTCAACGAACTCACAGCCATGGTCGAAGCGTTCAATCAGGCTGATGATTTTATCCTCATCATTGAGTACACAGGTTGGTGTGCGCTCAGTGTAGTTGAATCCTTGATCGTGTTCAATGCCATTGAACTCTTGGCAGAACTCATTGAAATATATCTTCGGGTCATAGGATTCGAAGCATACTCGACTCACATTACTGTTCTTTTGGTCGAAGTATTCAGATTGGAAGTACTTGCCGAATGCAGTGAATCTGCGCTTGTGTTCAACCTTGTCGCATTTTGGGATTCGGATGACTGCTTTCAACCCATTGCCTGATGGGGAAGTGAACACCATCATCACATGAGGGTCATCGATGAGTCGCTGTCTCTCTGCATCCATCACTTTCTTGCTTGGATATTGGTCAAAGTCCAGGATGCACAATCCACTGTGTTCAACCAAGCTGTTGTCATTGCGCTCGGTGAAGATGCCGTTGAACATGATGGCATTCAATGATGACTTCAGGCGGTCATGCTCCGGGTCTGACTTCTCCAGTGAGCGGATTGCATTGATTTTGCGTATCAAGTCAGGTGTGCCGTTCTTGATTCGGTTACAAATGTCGTTAATTGTTAGAATATAAGGGGTTTCCTTACTCGCAAACAGGTTGCGAAATACTGATACTTTCATGTCATAGTTGTTTTTCGTGACGCTAATGTACAAAAAATTGTGGTTTTGTGACGATTCGTGACGCTATTTTAAATTATCGTCACGCCTGTATCTCAGTACTGTATTGACTTTCAGCAAAAGCGTGACGATGTGACGATAAATTTTTCTAAAAAAAATAATTGAAAAGAGTATATATCTCAGAAGCGGTATAATAAGAGAACCGTCATTGCGTCACAGCTTTCTGAGCATAGATACCTCTCTTGATTCTGCTCTTGATTACTTTCAACGATCCATAACTGTTGCACTTCATAATATCCTCAACAAGGCTCCTGGTTGTTTGCCTATCCACACCATCCAGGATGAACTTGTATTGACTTGTGTATTCAGCATAGACCTTATCTTTAATATCAACCATCCATTTGTGTTGTCTGATGTTGTGGATGACCAGTGCATGATGTCTTTTGAATAGCTTCCCAATCTCAACCATTGTCATCCCTGACTCTCTGAGTTCATTCATCAGGTAGCATCTGCGATAATTGTCCTCTTGTATTCTTGACTTGCCTGAAAGGTTGTCTTGCTTGATTAGTTCTTTGATTTTTTCGATGTTGTTCATATCTCCTGTATTGTATATTTGTTGTGAATTGTTTTGTTTACTTTGAATCCAATTGATTCGTATGCTTTCAGATATCGGTACACTGTGCGCTCACTGACCTGAAGATATCTGCTCATTGATTGGATAGTTCTTGGTTTGTCCTGGAGCAATCTCATCAGCTTGATAACTCTGATGATTCGATGTTGTTCATATCTCTTCAATTTTATATCCCCATTTTAAGTAGTTGTCAATCGTATCGAGTTGATCTTCTTTACCAGTGTAATCAAAATTAAGCTGATGCAAATATCTATTCTTGTCCATTCCGCAATAACACCAACTTCCTCCTTCAGGTTCAACTGAATCCTCAAGCCACATCCTGTAATATTTCACAAATTCATTCATATCGCACTCACTTTAAATTTACCATCATTGTATCTGCCTGACCACATGAGTTCACTCTTGTACCAATAGGCGAGTGACTTGCTGTGGAAGTTCCACTCCTGGACAACCTTGGTCCCGATGTGGTATGTTAGTTTGAATTTCATATCTCTTGAATTGCTTGTTTTGCTTCCTTCAATAGTTCAACTGTTTTCTCAAATCCAATAATTTCAGAAACTTTCCCAAAGAACAATTGATTTTCAAGTTTATTTTTGGTTTCCATTTTTTTGGCTCTGTTAAATTCATTGATGAATAAACTCATGTGATGCTCACCCAATGCGATGGTCATCATCTCTTCTAAAAAATCTACCGGTGTTTTCATATCTCTTGGTGTTTAATTTCACAAATTCTGCGGTATAGATCGTGGTTGAATGTTGTCCAATATCGGTCAAGGATTGGGCGGTTAAACGAACCAACCCCATTCATCTTCGTCATCGTGCGCTCTGACAATGGCATCCTCAAAGTAATTGTTTTCATAGGCTCGAGCAATGTACTCATCGCATTCTTTCGTTTCCTTAATAGTAAGATGTTCAGCATATTGTTTATTTATTATTTTGTAGTTTAACATATCGACAACCAAGATGGTGTACTCGGCAATGATGTGACCATTGGTTGGCGTATCTCCATGGTCCTCGAGTTCGATTTCAATCTCTACTCCAGCAGTCGTCATCGTGGTGAAGTAGTCACCCATTTCAATTATTGTACTCATAGCAGTGTTGTGCGTATTTAGTGTATGACTTTGGCAACTCATAGCTGCGCTTTACTTCGGTTTGTTTATCGGTCTTTTTTGCATCCAATACTGGAGGAGTGTTGGTCGATACCAACCACATCATGAAGATTGTACCTGTGATGAATGCAACCACACCACCGAGAATCTGACGCTCGTCTTGGTTGAGGTCAGAGAATAAGAATTTAAGCGTTTTCATTTTCGATTGTTCTAAGTAGTTCATACATTGTGTTCCATCTTGCACAAGCTAATTTGTGCGCTTGACTGCCGTCACCAAAAACAAGCTTTGCATTTGATGCAGCCTGGTAGAGATTCTCCTCCTGGCTTCTGATTAGTTCTAAAATTTCTTCTTTGTTCATCGTTGTTGTTTTGAGATTTATACTGCGAAGATATAGAAAGGTTTCATATCTGCAAAACTTTTTTCACATTTTTTTTCATCTATGCACAAAATAGTACAAAAAAAGGGGTGTTTCCACCCCTCAAAACAATTATGAACCCTCGAATTTACAAAGGAAATTTCATAGAATCGATGTTTTTGTAAACTTTTTTCTGACCATCTCGCTCGAGGCGCTCAGATTCGAAGATAAGAATGCGACCTCCGGTTGGTTTAACAGGTGCACCACGTTCAACGTGCCATCCTTTTGAGCCATCACCGTACTCTTCCTTGTATGTTCCCGTGAGCATCAGGTGAATCTGCTTGTGTTCATGTCTCCATCCTGTTTTGGAATGGTTAGAGATGGTATCTCTGACGTCATTACGGGCAGCGTTCTCGTGGATGTGACCCATAGTGAATACATCGAAGTCCTCATACATCTCAAGCGCCCTTGTGAGATTCAATGCTCCCTTGGTAACTACACCACCACCACCTGAACCATGAAAGTACTTTATCTTGAATGATGAAACAACATTGCTGTCAAAGGTTTGACGAACCACAATCCAACCACCATATCCTCCAGCATAGACCTGAGTGCCATTCTTGTAGTTCAGAAGGTCAACGAATCTCTGAAGGATGTCGGTCTCTTGATACTTGATGATTGCGGTCTCATGGTTGCCGTACCCGATGACAGTTAACAGGTGAGCATAAGGTGACCACCACTCAACAGCTGTCTCAACGATTGAGTCCAGGTATTTAGCATTGTTGTGTTCAGGTCTGATGTCTGACTTGTTCCCTCTGCGATCTCCACGACCTTGCATGAGGCAGAAAAAGTCACCGTTTACCATGATGGGAATGTTGTTGTTCTTGCAATATTCGAGGTCTCTCTTGAGAAGATTCCAATCGCATTTGGGATTGTCCCAGTGGATGTCAGAAAGCATTGCAATCTTGACTTGTTTGCCATCCATCTGAATCTCGTGGATGTTCTTTGCGTGTTTTTTTACAATCATAGTTGTGTTTTGGAGTACCTGAATAGGTACATGGTTCCCATTCCAATAGCAAAGCCGAGAATAAGCACCCAAAAATTTGGTTTTGCCTTTTGGCTTTTGTACTTTGCCACCTCAATCTTCTGCACTTGGCGGATGGTATCTCGTTTGAATCGGTATTCAATGCGTGTTTGCCACCTCGTTTGAGGCACATATGATGTCTTATATTGAATTATTGTGTCCTTGGTGGTGTAGTACCTCTCATATACAATTTGATTGTCTCTAATGACAGGAAATGAGTCGATAGTTGTGATGCGAATGGTATCACCTACCTCCTCGCACTTGTATCCTTTCTTGATAGCTTTGCGCAGATGGTAGTTGGCTGAGCATCCTGTCACAATTATTGTGAGAATTAGTGACAAAATCAGGCTATAGGTTGACAAACGTTTCATGTTTTTCAGGTTATAGGTTTAAAACTCATTGATGAGGCAGTAACTAACCACCTTCTGCGTCTTGGTTGCTCTGATAAATGTGCGATATTTATCCATGTCATTCACTACCTGGCAACCTGCTGACCACCATCCAATGGTTGCACCTGTATTGTCTTGAGTGATGTCGTATGTGTTTGGATGGAAGTTGATGCCGAAGTATCCGGTCTGAACTTGACCTATTGCCTCGCTCTTGTCATCCTTGTCGGTGTCTCTATTGACTGCAATAGATGAGCCAAGCTGAAGAAGTGCATCTACCTTGCCATTGTGTTTGCCAAACTTCCAAAGATTGTAGTACCATGAATCAGCAACCACCACAGCTGCACCTGATTTGTTGACCTTCTCGAATTGCTTGAGTGTTGGTGTACCTGGATTGGTGGTACCTGATGCGACTGCAATGAACTGCTCACCTTTGAACAGGTAGAACTTGTCATCGAATCGATTCGGTGTGTCCTCATTAGATCGTACACCAAGAATCCAATGGTCTGAAGGAATGCTCTTGAAATTTCGCAGCGTTTTGACCTTATCGAGTAGCTGCTTGTCGGTATATGCTCTGACCATAACTTGTATTTTAAGGCTCAAATGTCCAGTTTTTTGCGCAATTTAATGGACTTTATAAGTGTTTTTCTCCTCAATTAAGTAAATATCCCCCGACAACAGTATCATCGGGGGAACGCAGGGCAGTTCCTATGGTATGCGTCTGCGTGAGGT